CAATGGAGTGGATTTTGAGTCCAAGTATGAGATGAAAACGCCCGAACTTGTGGTTATGGCCGTTAACGGCAATACCCACCAGTATCAGCACGACCCGCTACTGTGGTTGCTGGATGGTTATTTCGAATATCGCGGATTGGCCATGTCTTGGAGCATAGAGAAGCGTGGAGACACGCGTATTGTAACGTTCAACAATGCGCCATGTGGTTTACCCACAAACCCTGCCAGTCGATTAGACATGGTTCAGAGCTTAGACCGATCCGACCACTACGGAGAAGTCAAGTTCAGGCAGGATGAGGGCATAAGACCCATGTTCAATTTCCTGAAAGTTGAACATCTTACAGAAGCCCGTTGGTTTAGCTTCGGCCCTGTGTTGATGACCTACACAGATCATGACAGCTTCGTCCCAATCCCGAAGGACGTAGTTGACAAAATAGCTTCCAAAATTATCGGCAAGCCACGCAATGCCAGCACCCGCGATGAGTGCATAAGGCATGCTAGGTACTTGCTGAATGAAAAGAAGGTCAATATGCCGTCCACGATGCGCACCAGGGCAGTGATATACGCTGCTGCTTATGCAATGATAAAGTATGTCGCTGATGAGATAGACGCCTTTTCAATAGCGTGCTTGCCGAAGTGGCAACGTGCTTTTGCTAAGTTGCACAAGGTTTTCAATTTTGAAGCACTTGTGTGCCCGTGCGGCATTAAAGGGTTCGAGGAGTTTGAGGCCAATGAACGCGAATCAGTCGTTCGAAGTGGATATTATACAGCTCGAGAATCCTTGTTTGTAGGAGTTCCCGTGAACATGCGCCACGTTTTTCCACGTGGCGGGCCAGACACGAATATGGAACGTGATTTAGTGGCAATCAGGCCAAAATGCTCGGTTAACAATAAGAAAGGTGAAGATAAGCCGCCTAAAGAGGAAGGAAGCTTCTTCCCTATAGCCCCGTCGTTTCAGGGGTGCATTCCCGTTGTTTTAGCATCTAATGCGCATAACGAGGAAATTGCAATAAGGAACCGTTGCACTATGATCCGTCCCACTGCTAGCCCCGAAGCTTGGACTGAGATGGACAGAGTATTCAAAGAGGTGTACGATCTCGACCGTTATCAGTTGACGAACTTCACCGATGCTTCGAAAATTTGGATTGACCATTTTGACTCAAAGAGGAGAGCGAAGCTGATGGAAGCGCATGAAAATTTGCTTACTGATGGAATGGAATACTATGATTACAGCAACAACTCTTTCGTGAAGAGGGAAAAGTTGCCCTTATCGTCCTCTGAGGGACTAGAGGATAAGGACTGCCGCCTAATAAGCGGTTGTGGTGACAAAGCCAATTGCGCCATAGGGCCATTTGTTTATGATCTATCCAAGTACACTATGAAGAGGTGGAACGGAACACAAGAAATATATTATGCAAGTGGCTGTAACGCAGCGCAGCTGGGCGCATGGTTTAGTGCGGCATACGATGAAGGTGATATGATATATATGTCCGATTATTCACGCTTTGATGCCACACAAGGTGCAGAAGCGCATGCGTTTTTGCGGAAAATTTACGTAGCGGCCGGCATTGATGAACACCCACATGCGAGACAAGTTTTTGAAGCACGTAGTATGAGACGTGGTGTAACTCGCAATGGAATTGTGTATAGATCAGATTATGGCAGGGCAAGTGGAGAACCGGATACGTCCTTGGGCAATAGTTTGCTGAGTGGTACGGCCACGCTTGCTGCATTGAGATATGCTGGTGTAGTAGGGGAGATCAAGATCGCATGCGGGGGTGATGATGTGATCGCGATCATAAAAGGCAAAGGTAAACCAGGTCAGAGCCCAGAGGAGATTTGTGAGACTGCTGATGAGTTCAACAAGTTGCTGGGTTTTAGTCCTAAAAGCTCGTATGCCTTGGATGTGGGTGACGCAGAGTTTTATTCTGGCTGTTTTTGGGCTGTCGACAGCACACATGTTATGCTGCCATATGGACAAGTCCAATACGTGTATGGCCCGAAGGTTGGTCGTGCGTTACCTAAAGTTGGTTGGTCTACCAAGAATCTGAGTTTACCGGAAGTGAAAGGTATGCTCGAAGGGCTGGCTGGTTTGTGGAAACACGTCCCAGTACTTCGTGTTTATCATCAATATGCCATGGATCGTTTGAGGCTCATCGAGGCCAAGAAGTATGTGGATCCTGAGTGGCAGTATAAGGTGAAATCCGAAAGCCAATATAAGATATCGCGGGCTGCTTATCAGCAGTTTTTCCAGCGGTATAACGTCACCGTGGAAGAAGCCGAACGGTCTCTTCGTGAAGCCTTAGGGCAGTGCTCGTCATTTTACGATGCCATTGAATGGCCTCTCTTGGAGGTCTTCTCGGCTCGTGATAATTGACTCGTGCTGGTTTGGTGGAACCTTAAACCACCTCAGCCGGGGGCTGAATGGGGCCCCCGTCTGAAAATTGTGACGTTTGTCAGCAAGATAGACTATCTTACTGACGGTTGGTGTGGACCGTATTTCTCGGACAACAAGTTCCAGAGATCGGTGAAAACAGGGAGCCATAAGCCTAAAACAGCTTTGGGACTCGCTTGTAAAAGACACGATAACGCTCTTGCCTCAGGTGTCGATTGGATTGACGCTGATCTTGAGTTTATTGAAAGTTCTCAGAATCTTGGGACTTTGGGTAAGATCTATTCGAAGTTAGTTGATATGAGAGGAAAGAAAACCCCTGGACTCCGTGGCTCTGTAGCTACGAACCAGAAACAAAAGAAAAATGTGGCTAGAAATGTTTTGGAACGAGGATCAAACCTCGCCAAGGCAACTAAGGAACTACGACGTGCGGAGAATGCGATTGTTACAGCGCCGGTTAATATCTCGCGTAAGGTTGCGATGGCTAAGCCAAAGATCAAATCCTCCAATGGGAGTGTGGTCGTATCGCACAGCGAGTACATTGGTACAGTGTCATCGTCGGCTACGTTTGCAGCGACGACGTACCCAATAAATCCAGGACTGGCAATAACGTTCCCCTGGTTGAGCAACTTGGCTGTGAACTATGTTAAGTACAGATTCAAGAAGTTGCAGTTCCTCTACGTACCCGCTGTAGGCACAGCTACTTCGGGGCGTGTTGCACTTGCTTTTGATAGCAATGTAACAGCCGCTATACCTGTGAACAAACAGCAGATGTTTTCGATAGCCCCCAATGATGAGGAGGCCGTCTGGAATGAAGTCGCCATATCGGTGGACACTAGTAAACATGCTTGGTTGTATGTGAGACAATTTCTCACCGCTGCAAGCAATACTATTGTGAACACCTCAAATGACCCGAAAATGTC